CAACAGAAACATTGTCTATAGCATATGCAAAATCAAGTGGTAATGCTCTTATATCAAAAAAGGCATACCTGCCAGCAGCAACAGCGCAAACTAGCATATTCTTAGCTGATACTGCTAATCTTTATGCTGGAAGTGTAAGGGTTAATTCAGCAAATACCACAATTTTGGGAACAATTAGTTCTTTAGATTCATCAGCAACAACAGTAACTGTTAATACAGCAAATGGTTCAAGTGGTGCTATTGCTCTAAAAAGAATTGACAAATCGTTTGTTTCAACTGTAACCCTTACATCTTCTTCTGGAATTGAGGCTGGAGATAAGGTTATTAAAGCTGGATATTTAGATCCTGGAGTAACTGTTCAATCAAAATCTGGGAATATAGTAACAATTAAGTTTGGGGTTAAAAATACAAAGTATCCTAAAGCAAAGGCTTTCGGTCTTATTAAGGCTTTACCACAAAATACATCACTAACATTTGTTGAACCTGCGCCAAAAGTTGTAATGTCTGCTAATTTAACTACAGCTATTACACAAGCAGAAACTGTATATTTTAGAGATAAAGCATATTATGAAAATGCTGAAAAAAAAGAAAAGTTAAAAATTTCTGGAAAGAGTTATATTAAAACTGGAGATAAAATTTTAGTTATAAATGACTCACAGAATAAATATATGCTTTACACTGTCACTTCAAATGCGGAGGCTGCTAGATCAATTCCACAAAGTGAAGCTAAAACATATGATGTTACTTTTACAAAATATACACTATCTGAAAGCGAACTATATGTTTACAACGGAATAAATTATAGATACTCACAGGCTAATAATAACTTAACTAAAATCCCTACCGCCAATGCAACAAAAGTTGGAAGAGTCTCATTTAAGTTTGAACCGCAGTATGCAATAGCAGAGTAAAAATGGTATCATAGTGGTATGAATAATACTAAAAAAGGTGTAGAAGCGGTTCAGTCTACCGCAGAGTATGGAATTTATGTTTGGATCTTGGCAGATGGAGAGCCATTTAAGGATGATGATGGTAACACCCTTAATGTTCCTTCAATGAAACACGATATTAGAAATATGAGCTCTCTTGCAAAAGCAGCAGCATATTGGGGCAAGCCAGACGGTGTAGCAAAGTTTATGCCTGGAGTTGGAAGAGTTACAGATAGTCAGGCAAGAGAAGATATTGACAGAATGATTGAGGGTTATACCCCTTACGGAGATACCGAAAACTGGAAGGAAATTTTTGCAAATGAGCGAAAGAGTGGAAGATAACGAAGTACCCCAAAGTCAGCATATGATTTTTGGTAGAGATATCGCTATTGATAGCTTACAAAAAAGTGAGGAGCTTGTAATAGTTGATGAGTTTAAATTACCTTCTGTTGAGCTTTTAAAGTATAATGGAATTAATCAAAATTTTAAACGCAATGCTAAAAGAAAACTTGAAAAAGCAGCACAAATAGGTGCTACATCTTCAACTTACGCAATACCACTTAATGGCATTAGCGGTGATGATGCAGAATCAAAGCAACTTATATTTCTTCAATATGGCTACGGTCTTTTTGATGTTGTAGAACCACCATATAATCTTATTGCACTTGGAAAAACCTATGAGGTTTCATCTGCTAATTATGCTGCAATTAATGCAAAGGTAACTAATATTGTTGGCTTGGGTTATGACTTAACACCATCTCTAAAGGTTAAGCAAATGCTTGAAGATATGGCAGATAGCCCAGAAAGACTTAATAGAAGTAGAAAGAAACTAGAACGTGCAAAAGCAGAGATTCTAGAATGGCTTGACACCAGAAATGATAATGACACATTTACTGAAACATTAACAAAAGCCTATCTTGACTTTGCAACAACTGGAAACGGATATATTGAAATCGGTAGAAAGACTACTGGTGAGATTGGATACATTGGTCATATCCCTGCTGCAACAATGCGTATTCGTAGAGTTCGTGATGGGTTTGTTCAACTTGTTGGTGGAAAATTTATATTCTTTAAAAACTTTCACGATGAAGATAATAATCCAGCACCTATTGGAATAGATACAAGACCAAATGAAATAATTCATATTGCCGACTACACACCAACAAATAGTTATTATGGTGTTCCTGCTATTGTTCCTGCAAAAAATGCTATGGCAGGTAACGAGTTTGCTTCAAAGTTTAACTTAGAGTATTTTGAAAACAAAGCAACGCCACGCTATATTTTCTGGATTAAGGGAGCAAAACTTTCCAGAGATGCCGAATCAAAGCTATTTGAGTTCTTCCAAAACAACCTTCGTGGTCAATCTCATAGAACACTTATTGTCCCACTTCCTGGAGATGACTCAGGCTCCAAGGTTGAGATTAAGATGGAAGCCGTTGAAAACGGTATTCAAGACGGATCATTTGATAAGTATCGTAAGTCTAATCTTCAAGAAATTCTTATGGCACACCGTGTTCCAATGACAAAAGTTGGTGCAGGAGAAGGTCTTTCGCTTGCTGCTGCTAAAGAAGCAGACAAGAGCTTTAAGGAACAAGTTACTCGCCCAGCACAGGATGCTTTGGAAAAAAGAGTTACTGCAATTATTTCTGAAAAAACAGATATGTTTAAGTTTGCATTTAATGAACTTACTCTTACTGATGAGGATACGCAGTCCAAGATTGACGAGCGTTACTTGAGAATGCAGGTAATTCTTCCTAATGAAGTTAGGTCCAGAATGGGAATGTCTGGTATTCCTGGGGGAGATGAGCCAGTTAAACTAACAGGTCAACAGGCTGCAGAACAAACTGCACAAGCATCTGGAAATAGGTTAAGGGACCAACAGCGTCAAAACAATCTAGCAGATGAAGGTCAAACTGGTGCAAGAAATGCACAAGGCGAAGGCAGACAACAACCGTAACAAGAAAAACACTGTATAATTAAAGTGTTATGATTAATTTACAAAAAGCATCGCTTTCTATGAATGGTAACAGCGTCAACTTGACGATGCCTATTTCTAAGATTGATGAAGAAAAGCGTATTGTTTCTGGCTTTGCAACGCTTGATAATATTGACAAACAGGGCGATAGAGTTCTTCCAGAAGCATCAGAAAAAGCTTTTGCAAACTTTCGTGGTAATGTAAGATTAATGCACCAACCTATTCCAGCAGGAAAGGTTGTTTCTTTTAGATCAGACACTTTTTTCGACCCAGAGACAAGCAAGCAATATACAGGAGTTTTTGTAGATGCCTATGTTTCTAAGGGTGCTCAAGACATCTGGGAGATGGTTCTTGATGGTACACTCACTGGTTTTTCAATCGGCGGTGCAATTAAAGAAACAGACAATGAGCTTGATGAAGAATCAAATAAAACAGTTCGTGTTATTAAAGAATACGATTTAGTAGAACTGTCACTTGTTGATTCACCTGCTAATCAGTTTGCCAATATCTTTTCTATTCAGAAAACAATCGATGGCGATGTTGTTGATGGAATGTTCTCCAAGTCCAATATCCAAAATGTATTCTGGTGTGAAACAGAAGAAATGGCATATCTTTCAAATGAAGAAAAATATTCATGCTCTTCATGCACTTCCGATCTACCATCTATTGGTTGGATTGATGAAATTACAAAGGCAAATGTTGAAGAAGCAATGTCAAAAGTAGTTAAATTACATAAGGCAGATAATGCAGGAACTATTACAAGTGATGATGTTCCAAAGAAGTATCCAAAGCAAAATAGAGTATTTTCAGATATCCAGACTGAAGCAAAATACGTTCATGAAGAAAATGAGCGTAAAAAGAAAAAGAAAAATGAAATGCAAAAAGCATCATTTTCTACTGGAGATTTTGTTCAGTGGAGTTCTTCAGGGGTAATAGCAAGAGGTAAAGTAACAAGAGTAGTAACTAATGGTAAAATTAAAGTACCAAATTCTGATTTTACAATCACTGGAACTCCAGAAGATCCAGCGGTGACTATCAGAGTTTATCAAAAAGACGGAAACTCTTGGAATCCGTCTGAAACAGTTGTAGGACATAAAATGAGTACACTTAGATCTTGGACAGTTAAAGTCCTTAAATCTATTGGCGTACAACAAGAAGTTTCTCTACCTAACACAGTAGTGAATGAGGCAAATGGCGCAAAGTCAGTTGCCACACAAATAAATGAAGGAGGTGTTGATATGACTGAAAATAACGAAGTTGCAGAAGACGCTACAGTTGAAGAAATTGTAGAAGTTGCAGAAGAAGTTGTAGTTGATGAAATTGTTGAAGCCGAAGAAGCTCCAGCAGAAGAAGAGATTGCAAAGTCTGATGAAGTTGAAGTAACAGAAGATACAGTCGAAACATCCGTAGATACAGAGGGATCTGCAGATGACGCTTCCACCGATAATGGTGAGGCGACTGACCTTGAAAAGACTCTTAGTGAAATCAAAAATTTTGTTGGCGAAGCTCTTACAAAGAGTGGCGAAACAAATGCTGCTGCTGTTAATGGTGTTGTAAACACTGTTGCAGAAGTAACAAAAGCTTTAACCGATAAGCTTGTAGAAAATGATTCTCGTTTAGAAGAGATCAACAAAGGTTTGGCGGATATCGTAAATGCAGTACAAACAATTAATGGAAGATTGGAATCTGTAGAAAATGATACCGCTGTAAAGAAATCTGGGGAACTTGAGAGTTCCACAGAAACAACTATACAGAAGTCAGATTCTGTATGGGGGGGACGCTTCCTCAGTTCCTCGCAATACTTAAATTAGAAAATAAAGGTAGGTGAAAAATAAAAATGAGTGATATTTTAGAAAAAGCCGCAGCAAGCGGTACAGTTCTTTCTCCACTAACATCTCCTGGTGCTATGACAGCACAAGGAAACTCAAATGACGCAGGTGGTGTTCTTAACCCAACACAATCTACACAGTTTATCGACTACATCTTTGATCAGATGGTTCTCGCTAACGATGGTCGTAAGGTTACAATGCGTGGAAATACTATGGAATTGGATAAGGTCCGTGTTGGTTCACGTCTTGTAACAAAAGCTACACAAGCTGAAGATACAGGTGCAAACGCTGCTCCAGCATTTACAAAAGTCGAACTAGTAACAACAAAGTTCCGTCTACAGTACGAACTATCAACCGAATCCCTAGAGGACTCGATTGAAGGTAATTCTTTAGAGGATCACGTTGTACGTTTGATGGCAACTCAGTTCGGAAACGATCTTGAGGACATTGCAATTAACGGTCGCCCAGGATCTTCTGGCGATGGTACTTACAATACAACTCTTGCAGGATTCGTTCGTCAGATTAAAGACGCATCTTACACGGGTGCACACGAAGCAGCAGCAGCTGTTGCAACAATGACAAACATTTGGGAAACATCTCCAGAAAGTGCAGATGGTGCTTCCACAAAGTTGACTCTTGATGCTATTGAAGCAATCTACAATGCATTGCCTCGTAAGTTCAAGGCTCGCCGTCAGGATCTTAAGTTCTACATGAATAGCAAGCATATTCAGGAATTACTAACAGAGCTCCGCACAGTTAATACAACTGACGGAACTTCAGTTCCTTACGATGTTGCTACTCGTGTAATTGATGGAGTTACTCCTAGAATTGGCGGTCCAGCTGGTGCTCAATACACCATCTTCGGTCTTCCAGTTCAAGAAGTTCCTTTGTATCCAGAAGACTATGTAGATCTAACGCTTCCTTCAAACCGCATTTGGGGTTTCCAGAGAGACGTTACAGTACATCGTGAGTTCCAACCACGAAAGGACTCTGTAGAGTACACAGTCTATGTCCGTATGGGCGTAGCACTAGAAGAAAAGTCAGCAATAGCATACGCAGTTCCTGCGAGCTAATCAAGGCTATCTTAGTAAGGGTCGGGCTTTTGTTCGACCCTTACTTCTTTTTAGTGTATAATTAATAATTAGGAGGATTTATGTTATCTAGTAAAACAATCGGAGACCTTAAGGGTCTATGTCTATCATTTGACATTGAGATATCAAAGAATGCAAGAAAACAAGATATTATTGAAGCTATTGAAGAGGCTAAAGTTACTTGGGAAATGTATGAAGAATCATCAAAGTCTTTGTTTGATTATGAAGACGGTCCTACAAAAGAAGAAGTTAAGGTAAAAATACAAGAAGCAAAAGTAGAGTCTACAAAAGAAGAAAAAATTCTTCTAACTATGGCTATTAAACGTGGTGGATATTATGCTGGAAATGGTGTAAAGTTTGATATTGATGAACCATTTGTACTTGTAAACAAATCGCTGGCAGAGCAAATATTAGCTAACCAAGCAGATGAAGTAAGGGAGGCTACCAAGGAAGAAGTAAAATCTTTCTATGGTATTTAAATGGAAGTTTTAGTAAATGATTTAGGAACTGCTAGTTTTACCTATACCGCCCCACAAAATACAGCCAGTCTAGTTTACAGCGTTTATGATAACACTAATGAAACTTATATTCAATACGATGAATTAACCTTTGCAGACACTGCTGACACATGCACAATCACTATTGCAACCCCTGCGGTAATTACACAAACAGCTCACGGATATGTTCTTGGAGATGCTATAAAGTTTTCTACAACTGGAGCACTACCAACTGGATTAAATACAAGTGCTATTTATTATGTAACAAATATAGCCACAAATACTTTTAATGTTTCAACTACTTATGAAAATGCGGTTGCTGGAACAAAAATTAACACAACTGGATCACAATCAGGAGTACACACAGCCTTAAAACAAGGAACAACTAGTTATACTATTGATTTAAATAGTGATACATCTAAATATGATAGATCATTAATAGTTGAAATACAGTCGATACAGGTAAATGGATATTCAACAGAAAATGTAGATATTACAATTAAAAGACCATATGCAACAGTATCTGAAATAAAAAGTTATTTTCAAAACTATAATGTAGTTGCTGGTTCTAATACATTACAAGGTCAAGGTGATTCATTTATTGAAAAACTTGAAAGAAAAGCAAGGTATTTGATTAATGCTTATATAAACTCAGAATTTAAGTTTGAATATAAGACAGTGGGTGCTTATGGACAAAATACCGATCTTTTGCATTTAGGTCAAAGAATTGAATCATTTGATAAGATTACCTATGATGACCTTGTAATTTATGATTCTACAGAAGATCCAGCTATTGATATTCTTGGAGCAACTGTAGCAATCGCACCAAGCAAGTTTGCTCTTAGGGTAGTATCAGAAGGTGTAAACATCACTGAATGGGTAGATCAAAATCCTTTGGTAAACCCTTCATATTTTGGAAAAGACTCTTCATATTTAGTTCGTGGTGAATATGGATGGAAGGCAGTTCCAGAAGATATTAAGATTGCGGTATATGAACTTATTAATGACTTTATGTGCAGTGATTCTATCTATAGAAATAAAGGTTTAAAGTCAATTCAAAACGATTCCTTTAATCTTCAGTTTGCAGATGGAATGTTAAATGGTACTGGAAACCTATATGTAGACTCATTACTTTCTCAATATAAGGTTTGGAATCTAAAGGCGATTTAAATGTCTTGTTTAGCCCATTCTACATATAGTATGAAAGCAGATATTTATGTTCCAACCACCACCCGTAATGCAACAAACGGTATGATTGAAAAGTCTTGGGAACTTGAAGAAACAGTAGCCTGTTATGCTCGTGGTATTCTTGGATCACAGCTTGGTGGAAACTCCGCACAGGTAGACTTAAAAGACTATATCACAATAACAAAAGATTTTATAAAAATTAGAACGGCATCCCCAATATCCACTGAATACCGTGTTGTTGCAATAAGAAACTCTGAAGGTATTATTTGGACAGAAGACTATATTCAAAATACAGCAGGTGGTTTAGATGGAGCAACAATATTTGAACCATCTGGAACTACCCCACTTCTTGACTACTTAGGAAAAGTTCTAGAATATGAAACGGTATTAAAGCGTCAAGAAATACAGTCACTAGAAGTAGCTTAATATGGCAGTAGATACTGGTAAGATGGCTGAAAAGATTACAGCCACAGCAAGATACCATACTGAAACACTTGTAGAACTTCACAATAATCCACAAAATAAAAGTCAAATAATCAAAAATGGATTAAACATTGTTGGTCAATACTTTGGGTTTTATATGGATAACTTAGCAAGAAGAGATAGTGCATCTTTTCATCACGTTTATGAAAACGATAAAATAGGCAGTGCAAATGCTAGATTATTCTATTATACTATTGTGGCAACTTCTGGTAATCCAAGTATACAATATACTTTTAAAGACGCTACAGTGCCTGAGAGAAGCGGTCAGGTGTTTAGAAAAAGAGCCTTTGTAATGGAAGAGGGCAATCCAGTTACAATAAGACCAAGAAACGGAAAGTACCTTGTTTTTGATATAGATGGAGAAAAGGTATTTACAAAAAAATCCTATGTTCCAAATCCTGGAG